TATCGCGTGATGCAGCCTTTCTGCTGACACTGCGTAAGTCTGGCGTTGATATTGTTGCAGCCGATATGCCATCTGCTGGCACCCTGGAATTTGGTGTGCGTGCAGTGGTTGCGCAGTTTGAGCGTGAGCAGATTTCTAGCCGTACCAAATCAGCTCTGGCAGCCGCTAAAGCTCGCGGTGTAGTGTTGGGCTCACCAACTCCAGAGATCGGCTCAGCAGCCGGCGTAGCAGCTCTGAAAGCCTCCGCAGATACCTTTGCACAGTCTCTAGCACCAATCCTGCGTGATCTCAAAGCAGCTGGTTACAGCAGCTTGCGTGCCATTGCAGCTGCATTGACTGAGCGCAAGATCGAAACTCCTCGCGGCAACTACGCCTGGTCTGCCAGCCAGGTATCTAACTTGATGAAAAGGATCCCAGCATGAGCGATGACTTCTTTACCGGTTGCATGGTGGGCATTTCCATCATGCTTGCAATAATGTTACTGAAAGGATGGATCTAATGAGAACAGGACAGCAATTAAAACTAGAGATCCTGGATGATATCGAAGCCAGGCGTTCACAGTTCATCAGCATGGCACGCAACCTGGCTAGATCGATTAGCCGGGAACGTGGCCAGGTATCAATCAACGACATTCGGGAGAAGTACCCGCTCCCAGATGATGTACATCCCAGCGCTTACGGAGCTGTCTTTCGTGGCCAACTGTGGAAGGTAATTGGGTACACAGCAGCAAAGCACCCTGATGCGCATGCTAGGCTCATCAGAATATATAAATGGAATGAAGGAGATGAAAATGGTTGGTAAAGTTACCCCCGACAGCATGCTGTCAGCTAGCCGCTTGCCGGCAGTCCTTGGTCTATCCAAGTATCGCACCCCTAATGATGAGCTCTTAATAAGTATTGACGCATTGAACGGCAAGCAGCCCAAGGATATATCTAATGAGGCCATGAGCTGGGGCAATACACTAGAGCCTGTAATCCTGCGCGAGACAGCTGAACGTCTGTTGCTTGTAGATCTTAAACTGGACCACCCTAAAGCATTCTTTCACCCGACACTGCCGCTGTGCTGCAGCCTGGATGGATTAGCCGATGGTCGTGGCCAGATCATGCGTACAGATCCTGATGCTGGCATCTTTGTAGTTGGCCAGGAATCTATCGAGCTCGATGGGTACGGAGTGCTGGAGGCTAAGTTAACAAGCGGCACACCTGAAAACATACCAGCCTTGCATCGAGGTCCGATCCAGCTGCAAGCGCAAATGGATATCATGGGATATAAGTGGGGAGCTCTGGCCATACTTTATCGCGGCACCCAGCTCAGAATATTTCTATTTGCTCCGCACCAGAATACCTTGGATACCATTAAGAAGATCACCCTGGACTTCCAAAACAGGCTAGAGATCTGGAGATTTGAAAACAGAATCGATCACTTTCCGGTGGCCAACAGCAAGGACGCAGATACCTTGTGGCCAAACATTACCTCAGAACAAGACGTGCTTGAGCTGGATGATGCAGCCGCAGAGTATCTGCGTGCAATTGTTAGCCACAAAAAGAAAATAGAAACTTACCAGGAGGAAATTGACAGTTATGAAACAGCCATTAAAGAGTTGCTCAAGGATAGGACTGTAGGTAGAGCCGGTGGTTTTGAAGTGCGGTGGCCTATGCGTAACTACCAGGCACAACCTGAGAAGGTAACTCCCGCCAAGGATGCGTACAGCAAGCGCATGAGCACAATACAAATTAAGGAATTAACATGAGCAAATATGCAGAGCTCCGCACCATCGACGTTAGCAAGCTAGTCGAGAAAAAGAATAACCTGACCTATCTATCATGGGCATGGGCAGTAGATCAGTTGCTGCTTAACGATCCTGCAGCTGTCTGGGAATACCCAGAGCCTAAACTGTGGGGTGAAACAGTGATGATCTTCTGCACTGTTAGCGCTTTTGGTATATCACGCACAGCACAGCTGCCGGTGATGGACTACCGCAATCAGCCAATACCCAACCCGAATGCCTTCCAGGTTAACACTGCTATGCAGCGCTGCCTGGCTAAAGCAATCGCACTGCATGGAATTGGCTTGTACATCTATAACGGTGAGGATCTACCACCATCAGATCCACAGGCAGTCAGCAACCCGCTAGATGCACTGCCGGCAGCACCAGTAGAAACAGTGGAGCCGGTGGTATTGGTGGAGCACACAGATGAGTCCTGGCACCTAATGGTGCCTACCAAAAAGGATCCGTACAGCACCTGGCCAACACCGCTTGAATGGATCGTAGCTTTTGATGACCTGCAAAACGTAACAGTTAAGGCCACCAAGCGCAAAGCATCTGAGCGCATGAAGATACTGCGTGAGCTCAAAGAAAGTAATGCAGCCACACTTGATCGCATGGGTGAGTTTTTGCGATTGCCACTGCTAGCCAGGTATCAGCAGAGATTAACTGATCTGGCACCGGAAGCTATTAAGCATGGCCAGTAGTAAAAAAGCCCAGGCATTACGCCTGGGCAAAGCCACGAAGGATAGTGGCGCGAGATCAGTTGACTAACGATTGGTATTGGGCGAGACACTGCCGGAGGCTGGCTCGGAGCTCTTCTGCTCTGGCAGCTTCCCGGATAAGAAATTCTGCATTTGATCTATAAAGCTCGGATCCATCACAGCCTTTGCCGGTGGATCCAGAGCTGGAGGTTTCGGACACTCCACCTTGGTTGGTGGTGGGGCGATCCGGCCTGTCGCGCAGCCCGTTAGTAATACCAAGCAGCTTAGCATTAAGATTGCGTACCTCATGATCCTTCTCCCGCCTTAAATTGTCTGCTCCTGATTGTAGCTGTTGCTCCTTCTGCCTGGCCAGCTCCTGGTCCTTGGCATGCTGAGCCATCTGCGCAGCACGCTCCTTATCCCAGGCTTGATGCACCTTGGCCTGGCCGGCAGAGTCACCCTGCCAGTGGCCAGTAGCATACGCACCGACCACCGCAATGACTGTACCTAGTATGAAGTATGGATTCATTTAGGTGGCACTTTAGTGCCTTCTAATTTTTTATGCACCTTGATTACCTTACATACTTCCTTACCTTTTTCCTGGTGGCATACCTTCTTTAGCTCCCCACCTGCATAGCTATTGGCACTAAACGCAGCTAATAGTACAAGTACACTGGCATTAAATCGCATATCAGATCTCCGGTTGTGGTGCTGGTGGTGGCGCTAACTTCCCGCCGAATCCCTGAATAACAGGCGCTGATGATACTGGATCAATCTTTGGTTCTACGCGCTGAGCCGGTGCCATTGGTGCCGGCGGTGGTGTTGTCGGCGGTGTAGGTTTCATTGCTTCTTCACGTTCTTTAGGCGTAGATAATCCTGGTGGTACGAATTGATCTTTACCTTTGACAGCAATCAACGTGGCCAATGCACCAAGAATATATTTGCTCATATCAGACAACAGCAGAAAAAATTGTTTATCAGCTGGTGCAATATTTTGGAGCGGCTGCGTTACGAATACAACGCTATACATTGACAAGCCGGCCATCATGATTAGGATGATACAAAAACAAATGCCGATGATAAATTTTAACCAGGCATTTAGCTGTTCTTCATTCATTGTTTCACCTTTTCTGGTGGAGTCACATCATCAGGACAGGTCTGCGTGGCAGTGCATACCGGTGGTTTACACTGCGGTGTTTCCCAATTAGCTGGATCCTGGCATGGGTATCTAAACCCATCAGTGCAACCAGCCAGCGCCAGGCTAAGTAAGAATATGAAGCGCGTGCTCATAGTGTTTTTTCCTGTCATCTAGGCCAATGGTGCCACCATTAATTTTCTTGGTCAGCGTAACAATATCACCGGCATCTGCCCACTGATTGAGTTTCCTGCTTTCCCAAAAGAAACAAGCAGATTGGCATGCACCCTCGAAAGTCTGCATGTATTCGTCCAGGTCAGTCAATGATGTTTCTATGCTGTCGGCAAACTCTTGCCATGTAGCACGACCAGTTAGCTGGATAAGACCTCTGCCAGAAAAACGATACCCATCACCACTAGACTCGTCACCATTACCCATCCTATTAGCGTAAATGCGATTAGCAATCGCTGCTTGTTTGTTTGGCTTAGAGCAATACTGCTGCGCAAGTTCATCTGTGTCGAAATATTTGGGAAAAAGTTTTCTGAGAGACATTGGTTTATAGTTCAAGTTCTCCTTGAGTACCATAAACTGTGCTGATTCATGAGAGCACTGAGCTATAAATGCAGCCATCCTGCGTGGAGTATTGATTTCGTAGTCAGGCAGCAGCTGCTCTAGCGCATGGTGCCAGTAACTAACGTGCTGGTTCCTGGGAAGGAGCTGCTTCAGCTGGTTCAGTGTTAGCATTTTTTTCCTCTAGTTCACGCATCATTAACTTGCGTATCCTGCGCATTCTATCTACCTCAACTATGGCTGCGTTTGTTGCGTTGTTTGCGTCCATGATTGCCAGCCCGACCAGTGGCAAGGCAATAGCAAGCGTTAAGACCATCGCAAGTAAGCATATTAGTAGTACCCAAGGGATGCTGTCTTGCTCGTCTTTATCAATATCAGGACGCTGATTAGCCACAGCGTCACGAACAGAACCGCGCCAAACCATATAACATTTTCCCGGAACCTTCTAATCATATGTCTACGTTTGTTTGCTGCAATCTGTAGAAGTTTTAACTCTGTGATTCTTGCTGCTTCTTGTTGCTTGTTAATGCGCTCAACTGTCTTCTCGTACTTTGACCAAAGTGACCCAAGCTCTTTTGGTGCTTGGTACACCATTGTTTCACGTAGTTCTGCCATCATTGAATCCAACCGTGACTCAATAATAATCTTGCGTAATGCTCTGCGACCTAATGACTCTTGCCCTTTGTATACAGTTGTGTTTGCTATTTCTTCTGCTAGTAATGCTTTACTTAGCTGGTCCTGCGCGTCTAGCAATGCACCTAACTGATTACCAATGTCTGTGAACACATCGTTAGGATCAGCCTTTGCTATTTCCTGAACTCTAACTACTTCCTCGTTGTATTGAATCTTCTGCGCTGGAGTAGGGTTCGGTATTTTATGAAACTGAGTTTTTAAATCGTCTAATACTTCTTTTACGTCACCGGCTGCCCCTTTAATATCTTTATAAAGCTGACAGCCTTTCTTAACTGCAGCTACAGCAGCGTTTGCAAGCGCAAGTAAAGTGAGCGGATCAATCTCTTACCCCTTTAGGACCAGCGATAAAAGAAGCATGATGATCGCACCAGCGCTGCCTATCAGAATAGCCTCTATCTTCTTTAGACGCGCCCAAATACCGTTGTATCGTTCAGCGCATACCATTTCATGTGCGTTCAATCTCGCCTCCAAATCGTCCACGACTTATCCTTTCTCATTCTGTAGTAACTTCTACCCAAGAAGTTGTAATTTCATCCCAAAAATACCTTCCATTTATAGGTTTTTGAATGGGCGGTTGCCAAACAAAATTTGCATCTAATGACCAACTAGAAAATGGTTTAGGTGGAATAAAAGCATCAATGTCTGAACGATATGTAAACCCTATACCAGCATAATTTCCTCGATAAGGAGTGCCGCCATTATTATGAACATTACCTATAGTGTTATAACTTGTGCGTTTACAAACTTGTCCGCGAAAATCACCGTACCATTGTTCCCAATCTATACCATCTTCACCCTCGTTTTTCCCAACGATGACTTCAGTAACAATATTGTTTTCATCGAGAAATGCGTAGTGCGCCATTATTCTTCCCCTAAATTTAATCCAGTAAGGCTTTCATCCGAACCTATGTATCCTTTAACAAACGTATTAAATGCAATGCTAATACGTGTTGCGTCATCTTCTTTTGTCTGAACCATGTGCATTAAATGCGAAGGAAACAATATCAAATCCCCAGCACCAACTTCAAACCACCATGAATCAGAGTTATAAAAATTGTATTCAGAGGCAGGAAATTTAATGCGTTCGTAACCATCTTTATAAAAATAAATTTTATCTACAGAACTATCAGCTTGTGGATAAAAAACACCAGACACTATGCTATTTGGATGTGCATGTTTATGATGGTATTGTCCTTTTTCTGTGTAATTAGCCCAACTTTGAGTTATGTACAAACTTACATCATATTTTGGTGCATGAATATTTTTAAAATATTCAATCATAGAATCTTCAATAAATCCACGTAGCTCTGTTAGTTCTTTGTTTTTTAAAATTTTTCTGTCTTTGCTAGTAATATTTCCTTCATTTGGATAGCGTTCTTGATATTTAATAAATTCCATTTCAAGTTCAGTCAAATCACGACCAAATTTAAAAAACGCTACAGGAGTTGGAAATAAATTATTTATTTTCACAAATCACCATTGAATATTTCCTGTGCCACTTGTAAATGTATAAATAGTATTTCCTCCAGATGTAGTTTTTGTATAACTTAAACCACCACCTATTGAAGTTAAATCTGAATTTGTTGATGGATAAGAAATAATTACAACACCCGAACCACCGCCTCCGCCATTTGATCCACCACTACCTGTTGGGCCACCACCGCCTCCGCCACCACCAGTATTAGCAGTTCCGCTATTGCCATTTCCACTATTTACACCATTAGCACCACCACCTTTATCGGCTGTAGTTGATGTATTCCCACCTAAACCTCCGCCTCCATTGGTGGTTGAGCTACCTGCACCACCACCAGCGTAACTTTTTGAGCTTCCAGAAATTGAAGAAAATGCAGCAGTTCCACCATTACCTCCCGCACCAGAGGTGCCACTAGAACCTCCTCCACCAGCACCACCGCCACCACCTCCGCCATATCCTGGAGCAACCCATACACCTGTGCCACCGTTGTTTCCTTGTCCTGGAGTACCAGAACCACCTGGACCATCATATCTATTTCCTGGATAACCAGGATAATAAATTCCGCAACCGCCACCGCCAGAACCACCAGAAACACCATTCATGTATAATCTTGAAGATTCATCAGCAGAACCGCCGCCACCACCGCCAGTTGAAGTTACACTAGAAAAAACAGAATTACTACCAGCCCCACCTTGTGCGCCATAGCCAGTTGATCCACCACCACCACCACCAATTGTTACAGTAATACCTACTCCAGAACTTACAGACAAAGTTCCAGATAAATAACCTCCAGCGCCGCCACCACCGCCACGATCATATCCACCACCAGCACCAGCAGCAACAACTAAATAAGAAACGCTAGTTGGATTAGTTTTTCCAGCGCCAGCTAATAATAAATTAAGAACGCCACTCATTAGGTCAACCCCGATCCTGAAATGATCCACGTTGTAGATGTTATCTTGATTGCCGATGCCATACCGTATTGCGCTAATGTTCTGCTGCCAGTAGTACCTGTTCCAGCTAAATACATTGTGTCACTTGTGATTGCAATTGTTACAGCTTGGCTAGTCATGTTGATAAACGTCAGCACAGTACCCAATGGATAAGCCACGTTTGCATTTGAATCAATAGTGAATGTTCGTGCGTTTGCATCTGTTGATGGGTGAAATATAACTTTGCCTGAATCAGCTAATACAGTTGTGTATGCAGCAGACTTACTTGCAATAGGTACATTTTTAAATCCAACAGCATCAGTACCATCAGCAGTACAGTTTGTTAGTGTTCCTGAACTTGGAGTACCCAATGCACCACCGGGTGCAACATAGTCTGTACCAGCAGTAGCAGCCGACAACACGCCAGACGTACCTTTTAAAATACCTGTTGTGCTTGCGCGTTTAATCAACTTACCTGTAGTGCTATTAAACAATGCAATCTCAGAATCAACCGATAATGATGGTCCAGTAACATCACCAGTACCTGTATCACCTTTAGAAGCTAACACTAACCAATAAGCAGTTTGAGTTGCTGGGTTTTGATTGGTGCTAGCTTGAATAGCTAAATAACTTGAGCCACTTAAACTAACAACATCATTGACTGCATAAGTTGAGCCTGAACCCCACGCACCTCGCGGAGTAAATCCAACAGCAGCCGCAGCAGCCGATCCTTCGTACACAGAATAGAAGCAGACAAGCGCTGATCCAGTAGATGCAGCAGCCTGAATGTAATCACCTGCATTTACATTAATTGGTTTTGGCCAAGTGTATGTAGCGTTTGCAGCCACAGATATTCCAGTGGCCACAGTAGTAGTTGTTCCTAAACTCTGTATATAAATTTTCAGAGTAATAGTTACAGCACTGCCAGTATTGTTTGCAAACACTAGGCCATGTACACTCGCTTCAAGTGTAGATGGGCAGGTATAGATTGTGGTATCGCTTGTGCCAATCGCAATTGGCTTGCCTTTTAATGCCATGATTAACTCCCGAAAACTAAGGCCATCGCCACTGGATCGGGGATAGCAGAAACAGAGGCGGCGGTTGCCGGTGTAAAGGTGAGTGCATTTGTAACGTCAGTGCTGCTTAATGTAATTGCTCCGGTCCTGGTATTAAAACTAGAAACACCTGTGCCTGTAATATCAAATGCAGCCTGATCCCACGCAGATCCTGTCCAGATAAAAAGAAGGCTAGAAGTAGAGTTCCAATACAGCGCACCTGTTATCAACGCATTGCCATCATTGTCTACCGATGGTGCGCTAGATTTAGCTCCAAGATATCGATCATCAAAACTATCGTAGCTTGCAGCAGCAGCAGTAGCAGATGCACTTGCAGACGTTGCGCTATTGGTTGCAGACAGTGCGCTGATGCTTGCTGATGTAGCCGCAGACTGAGCAGTTAATGCGTTTGTACTTGCACTTTGTACTGCACCTATGTTTGTGGCTACGGTGGTAATGTTAGCGCTGATAGGACCAAGTGCAGCTAGGTCAGCAGTCTGTAATGCCAGCAATCCAATCTGAGTAGACTGACCTGCCACTGTACTAACCTGTGCCGACTGACCTGCTACCGTAGTAATCTGTGGGCTGATAGGGCCAAGAGCTGCGATGTTTGCAGTCTGTGCTGCAACAGCATTTAAGTTTGTCGAACTAAGCGCAGCGACTTGTACTACTTGAGTGCTGATACTTGATACGTTTGTAATCTGTGTAGCAATTGGAGCCAGCACTGCCATGTTGGCAGTAGCACCTGCAATTGCAGTAAGCTGTGCTGAGTTCAACGCAGCCACAGTTACTACGCTAGACGATATGCCAGCAACAGTTGTGATGCTTGCTGATATTGGCGCTAGTGTAGCTATGCTGGCCGATTGACCTGCAACAGTAACAACCTGGTTATCAATGGCTGCTACTACTTGTATTTCATCTGCAATGGCCGCAACGTCATCCACGTTGGTAGATGTTGGGCCAGGCTCTGGATTACCATCATCATCAAATGCAAGATACTTGCCGGCACGCGCTGCCTTGCCAGGTAATGTCATGTTGATAGATGTTGGATCTGTCTGTGGTGCCTGGAGCGCACGCTGCAAACCTTCAGCATTTTGCTGAGCAAAGATTGTTTGCTGGTCTAGCTCATCATTAACTGTGTTGGCAAAGAAGTCACCGCCAGTAACAAAGTCAGTGGTGCGCTGGATGCTCCGGTTGCCAACGATAGCAATCTGCGTTGCACCAGTAGGTGTAGCAGTCAGCGTAACAAAACCAGTACCATTACTATTAATAGTAACGGTGTAGTTTGTAGTTAGGGTAAGCAACGTGTTATCGCGGTAGACAGCGATATCCGTAGCAGTCAGGATCTCAAACGTAAAGTTATATGGGCCAGTTCCACTAGCCGCATAAACTACACGCCTGGTCACATTGGATATGGGTACGCCCATAATTTAATCCTTTATTTGCAATATATTACTAGATTAATCTGGTTTATAGTAGATGCCATAAGACTGCCTTGCCTCGCCAATACTCATAATTCTATCTTCAATTTCAGGATATTCAACAAGCAATTTCTTTTTTGAAAAGCTCATGAATTGGCTGTGGATCTTTTGCACCAACTTCTGCTTTTGATCTAATGGCAGCCGGTCAAAGCCAGGCATATTCATAGTGTCAAGAATGGATTGCTTAGCTGTAGTTTCCTTGCCATAAATTGACAGCAGTCTATTGTATTGCTCTGTTGATAATTCTATGTTTTCTGAAATAGAGTTATCCCCTGATCCAATAGTGAAGGATGTTTTTCTATCCGGCACACCAATTGGCGACCCAATCCCAACCAATAAATCATCTACCTCAGAAAACTGATCCGGCGATACTTTGGTAGGCAGTACCAACTCAAGCGGATTACCCTGGCTGCGCTTCATCGTATCGCCCCACAGGTTTAATGCTTCCGGCACCGACTCGCTAAAGTATGGCAAGCGACTAAGGTACTGGTTAAATGCTTCAGCAAAGCCACGCACGCCCATAGGCAAATCAGGATTAGCCTTGGTATCTTTCTTAGTTGGATCCAGCAGACGATCTATAGCAGCCACTGATGAGCTGTATGCTCCGGCTGGTGAGCCACCAATAAAGAAGTTGCCAAATTGTTTGGTTAAGCCATTAAAAATTTTTTCCCCATCAATATCACCAAAGTCATTAAATCCCATTAACTTGCCAACATCAGCGATGCCCTGCAAATAAGGTTGCTCTTTCATATATTCATAAGTGCCATAAATTGCACCAGCAAATACTTCTTGAACTTTGCTGGCATCTGGCTCATGTTTGGCATACTCAGCATAGTCAGCAGCAATAGCCATAAAAGCACCAATCGGCTCTAAGCCTTGGTAGCTATACCACTTACTACCTATTTTCATGCTGTAAGGTTGCCAGCCAGTTCGCATTAGTGCATCTCTATCTTCTTTACGCGCCGGCCCTCGACCAGTAAGATTACCCTCAGCTGCCCATAAAGCAAAGCCGGTAAGAAAAGTAGATCCTAACGATACCTTGGCAATTGCCATATCTCGCTGTGGTCCACCGGCTGCAATATCCTGCCGCCATCTAGATGACAGTGGTGCAAACGGTGTGCGCTCAATAACATTCAGACCAATGTTTGCCGGTGTTTTAAAAAATGGCACAATAATCTTGCCAACCGGGTGATTAAATACTCGCTGCAATTGAGCCAGGGCTGGCGGCAGATCTGCTTGGAAGGTGCCTTGCTTGGCAAACTCCATGGCCGCCTCATCCAAATCTCGCGGTGGATTGGCCAGCAAATCCTCTGCTTCTTTTGTTGCGCGATCAATTGCATCTTGCTCACTTAAACCACCATCAAGAGATTCTCGATAAACCTTCTTTGATCTGCGCGTTACCTGCGTATTCAGCTCCATGCGGTAAAGCACGCCCTTAAAAAATTCATCTTCCGTCATTAGCGCACGACCAGGCAAAGTGATTGCGGTGCCGTAGTAATCCATGCCTTTGCCAATCCAACTATCTGGATTAGCGCCTGTCATACGCTGCAATGATTCACCCATGCTTTCCATGGGCTGTCGGCTAAGCTCAACCTTGCTGGCAATATCCATCTGTGGAGTATTGGATTTCCACGCCTTGGAAGCCATCTCAAAACCTTCTGCAATTCCATTGCGCAGAGATAGCGCCATTGTTAGCGCCTCATCTAACTCAACGCGCTCTGCCTCGCTGCCTGGCACTCGATCACCAAACCAGCGCAACCCAGGCGGGAGCTCACCAGCTCTTAACTTCTTTGGTAAATAATTAGAATATAAGCCAGCAACCAATCGCTCCGGGATCTGATACAGACCAAACATAGAGTTGGACATAATGTTTTTGGCATGCGTCACAGGAGAAGATAACAGGCCATTGATCCAGGTTGTCATCCAAACATCTTTAACGCCAGACATCATTGATTTCTCAACCATGGAGTTTTTGGCTGCGCGTGTCTCAAGCGACAGATAAGATCTAGCCATATCCGTTAGCGCATTCTCTCCACCAAACTCATCTAATACTTGTTTCAGTGCCTGAGATTTACCATCGCGTGGGATCCGCATCACAGCCAGCGCTCGAGCTGTTTCTGTCTGGATTCCTTTAACGCCTTTTTGCACTAAGCCATGGAAAGCAATTTGCTGACGCAACGCAAGTTTATCAACGTCAGTGGCCAGGCCAGAATCAACCAACTTGAATAAGCGATCAAGCTCTGTTGCGCTTGACTCCAATACCTGCAGAGCTTTGTAGGTATCCACAGCGCTAGGCAGCATGCCACCATCAGGAGTAACTAAGCGTGCAAGGAATGATTCACTGATACCGCTGGCTTCCGCTTTCTTCTTAATCTCATCAAATGTCACGCGCTTGGTTTTGATACCGAGAGCATCAGACACGCCACCAATTACGGCAGCTGCATCATCTGTCTGGTAGCGCGATAGATTGAATGGCTCGACAGGCACACCGGCTGCACGCTCAGCTGTGGTTGGTGCTGGTTTACCCTTAGTTTTACCTGCCGCTGTACGCGCTTCTGTGGCCTGTTTAACTTTATCAACTAGTTGTTGATCTGCTTCAGGTATTAAAACAGTGCGGCCAACCTTGCCAGGTTCTGGCAATTGACCTGCGGGTGTTTCACCAGGCACAAGTCTGCGCCCAGCACTTGGCTTTATCTCGGTAACTGCTTTGCGCAGAATTGAACTAAGGCCGGCAACCTGCATGCCATCCATATTGGGAGAGCCAGGCTCACCAGATAAAGTATCTACTGATTCGGCAGGAGCTTCAATTGGTAATGGCTCAAGCTGCACTTCTTCGGCAGCTGGTGCAGCTTGCTCTGGCAGAATAGATGTTAGACGCTGCTCAAGTGTGGCCATTATTTAGCTCCTGATGTGGGAGCCTGACCGCCCCCAATTACATTTGTTGTTGGGTTATTTGGCGTAGTTTGTCCGATGCCGACTGTATTCCCTGCTCCTGCAGTGCCTGTCGGTTCTGCTGTAACTTGACGCGCATTGCGGAGGTTTCTAGCTCCAGCGAGTTCGGCATCTGTGAAGGGGATTCCTCTGGCATTGAGTAAGTTTTTTGCTCCATCTGAAAAGCTCTCCGATCTAGCTGATTTAACACCCAAAGTATAATATAGGCTCTGTTCGTAATACCATAAAACAGCCTGGTTTGCTTGCTCGTCTAACTTAACATTAGACGCAATAGCTCTATTCCATTGCTTCATTATATTACGCTCAGACTCATTGCGTGGAGCGTCAACCAATCCCTGCTCACTTACTGGTCCTTCAGTTAATGTTCCAGCGTGACGGTTGTAAGTTCTAGTAAACCACTTGTCTGCAGTTGTTTCTTTAATACCATTTAAATTTAAAAAGAAAGGGCCTCCTTTTTCGCCCATAATAAACGCACCCATCTTCATATCATTTGCTTTGCCTGATATGCCGGGAGTTTTATAAAGACCAGATGCAGCACGCATATTTGTAATTTCTTTTACTGTGTGAGGAGTTAATAACCATTCAGCATAATTATCCATTCCACCCATTGCTTTAATCATGTACTCATGCAATTTTAATTGCTGCTCCATGATTGGACCAGTAGTGCCACCCCACAGTTTTCCATTATCAGGATTGCGTGACGCAACTTTACCTGTTTTCATTAAGTGTTCAGTAATACGCAGAGCTACTGGCCAATTTTCACCGGCTCGTTTGTTGTAACTTGTTGACGCAGAAAATGCTGTAGTTATTACCCTTAATGGTTCATCAGTTGCAAGCTCTGGAACAATCTTTGATCCCAGCATAAATGCCTGATGTACGTCATCTTCATACCAAGTCGCACCGCTAATCGGCTGAGACATTTGATATTGAGATTCTGCTGTTGCAGAGTCAACCATTTTCACTAAATCTTTTGGCTTAGTTGGATCAAGTGGTTTGTTTTTATTTAATACAAGTTGCGATTTTTCTAATACAGTGCCAACATCATTTACAGTAATGGTTCCTTTTTCACCAGTGCCTTGAATCTTAACTTTAGCCAAACGTAACGCAACAGATGGAGCTCGTTCAGCTTGAGGTAAATAAATATTTACATCTGGATTAGAAGAAACAGAATCAATTGCTTTTGTAAACTCAGTCTTTGGATTAAATTTACTTGGAAGAATAAGCGGCTCTTCTGTGGTTTTTGATTTACCTGGTGGGGCAATATCCATCAAGCCACCTGTTTTACGCATATAACCTTCAATCATCTCGCCAGCAATTGGCGCTAATGCCTCGCCTACAGCTTTACCACCTTTTGCTGCAAGCGCCACACCAGGAACAGCATCTAACG